TTGGAAAAGACAGCAGCTTTTTATCGTCGCTTTCAGCAGCTCTGCGATAAAAACGGCAGAAGTCCGACGGACGTTGTCACCGCTGCCGGATTGAGCAGTTGCCTGGTAACGGCTTGGAAGCGGGGCGCAAGCCCCAAGCTCGACACTATTGCTCGTATGGCGAAAGAGTTAAACGTGTCCGTCACGGAGCTCATGGAAGATAATACCGAAGAAAGAGGGTGAAACCAATGAAAACGCTTACTCCGAAGGAAGCCACCGATCTGGCTTACAACACGACCGGCGCTCTTATGCTTTTCCACGCAAGAGAGATTTTCGATCACTGCTTTGCGGCTCGCCTCGGTACCGGCGTAGGCCGTGACCCGACATGGGCGCGGTATTGCGCTGCAGCTGCCTGCTACAACGCTGGTCGCGTTGACGGCATTCGCGCCGAGCGGGAGCGCCGCAAGAAAGGCAAGCGCAAGAACAAAGAGGGAGGTGTCAGGAATGGCGGTACCCACCATCATTGCGACTAAGCTGGCAGAGCTTGAACAGCTTTGCGAGAAGTACCCGACAAAGATTCCCATTGAGGAGTGCGCGGCTTTCCTCGGTATGGCCGGTGAAAGCCTGAGAGCGTGCCTGGAACATGGTTCGTGTCCGTTCGGACTGGGCTGGCTCAAGAAAAATGCGCACAACCGGGCATTCTACATTCCGACGCTGACGTTTTACCTGTGGGTGACGCAAGCCGCCGGGTTCAGAGAGGAGGTCAGGACATGAACCGTATTCACGCAATCAACGCCGGTCTGAGCTTCTTTGGACTGCTGAGTGTCACCGGCTATACCGAAGTGGGAACGCTGTCGATGGGTACTTGCGCACTGCTGTCGTTGGTTTTGCTGGGCGTATTCGCCGTCAGCGTGTCCAAGGTCATCAAGGCATGAAAAAGGCCGCTTCGGAACGGCAATTCCGAATAGCGGCCCATGAAAAATAATTTCAACTACATAATAGCATGGAGTCAGGAGAAAAACAATGATAAAAATTACCAGTCCTAAGAATAGTGACTGCGATGTCTTCAATGTTGATATGACTGGAGAAATCAAGCATATCGCTAAGGAATTCAGCTATGCAATCGCAGGTACTTATAAGGCACTCAAGAAGAATAATCAGGAGTACGCGGAAACGTTCCGCATGGAACTCATCAAAGCACTCGGCCATGGGGCCACTTCGGTATGGAACGATATGCCGGGTCCGGGCTTGCGCTGCCGTGCGCTTGTTATCCATGAGGGAGAAAAGCTGAACGGCGATGATATTGCGAACCTGCTGCGCAGCGGTGTTCCGACAGATATTATCAAGGAACTGCTCAACCAGATGTAAAGTACATAGCAAGGAGAAAAACAATGCCGAAATATCCAATCAATGTTACGCCGTTCATCAAGGCCATCGAGGAAGAGAACGGCGGTCCGCTGGACAAGACCAGCCGTGACCTGTGGAGCCTCATTGTAAAGCTCCAGAATCAGGCATACGACGCAGGCCTCAAGGACGGCTTTATGAAGCAGTGTGAGAGCATCACCAAGCCGACTATGCCTTCTGTAAAGGCGGTGAAGCTCATCGACCCCAAGCTGGACAAGCAGCTGACGGGGGCGCTCAAGTCGCTTCGTGAGGGCCTGGACGAAGCGTTCGAGAAAGAGGGCTTCGATTCCGTTGTGAAAGCGTTGGGCGTTTTGCCGCAGGATACGCCTTGGGGTGAGCGTATTTACGCGATTGCCCGTGAATCTTTTTTCCGGGGCGGCCTTTATACCGCTTTGGCTAATGACGAGGAGGAAGAGAACGATGATCGAGATTAAGATTGCCGGTAATACGGCTGCAGAAGCACTGGCTGATCTGACCAAGCTGGCCGATCTGGTCCGCTCGGGCATGATGCAGCCAGTCGGTCAGCGGGAGCCGGAACTGGTGTCTAATTCGGACACGCCGGACAAGGCCGTATCTGAGCCACCTACGGAAGAAAACAAGGACGCGGTTGTATCGGAAACGGCCGCTGAGCCTGTTGCAGAGGATAGCACTCCGGAGCAGCAGACCGATAGTTCCGCCGATACCGCAGAACCCGCTCGTGCTTACACGCGCGAGGAAGTGCGTGCTGAAACCGTAGCCGTCGCAAAGAAACACGGTAAGCAGGCGGTACGCGATCTGCTCGAGAGCCTTGGGGCTCAGGGCGTAAGCACGCTGCCGCCGGAAAAGTACCCCGAGTTCATGCAGAAGCTGGGTGAGATCAATGCCGAGTAAGCACGCATTACTGGGGCCGTCCAGCGCGTTCCGTTGGAGTCGCTGCACGAAAAGTGCCCGTTTGGAGGAGGGCCTGCCGGATACCGGCAGCGCCTATGCTACCGAGGGCACGCTGGCTCACCGGCTGGGTGAGCTGCTCCTGCGAGCTGAATACGAGGGCGCCGGTCTGACTGAACTGGCCGAAGTGCAGGCAGATCCGCAGTATTCTCGCGCTATGCAGGAGCACATGGAAGGCTATGCCGCCTTTGTCGGTGAGCGCATGGCCGAGGCACATACCCGCTGTAAGGATCCGCTGATCTTTATTGAACAGTGCATTGATGTGACCGAATATGTGCCGGAGGGCTTCGGTACTGCCGACTGCGTTATCATTGCTGACGGCATGATGGACGTAATTGACCTGAAATACGGAGCCGGGCACGCTGTCAGCGCCGAGGGCAACCCGCAAATGCAGATCTATGCGCTTGGCTGCTTGCTGGCGTTCGACCTGTTCTATGATATTCAGTCTATCCGCATGACTATCTACCAGCCGCGCTTAGATAGCATTTCCACCTCGGTTATCGAGCGGGACAGTCTGCTGGACTGGGCGGAGAACGTACTGAAACCGCGTGCGGCGCTGGCCTATGCCGGTGAGGGCGAGTTCGCGCCAAGCGAGGAAACCTGCCGCTGGTGTAAGGCCGGTGCAATCTGTAAGGCTCGCGCGGAGTACCAGTTGGAGATTGCCGCAAAGGAGTTTCAGGACGCCGCAACGATGGACAACGCAGAGATCTCCGAGGTACTGGAACGCCTGCCGGGTCTGCTCTCGTGGGCGAAGCAGGTTAAGGACTACGCCGAAAAGGCAGCAGTCAACCAGGGGGAGAAGTTCCCGGGTTTTAAGGTAGTCGAGGGACGCGCCAACCGGCGCTATGTCAACGAGGCCGCTATCGCTCGCAGGCTGAAAAGGGCGGGTTTTACAACCGCCGACATCTACAAGCCCAAGGAACTGCTCGGCATTACTGCCATGGAGAAGCTGGTAGGCGCGAAGAAGCTGGCGGAACTGGTCGGCGGTCTGATCGAGAAGCCGGCAGGCTCTCCAACACTGGTACCGGAAATGGATAAGCGCCCGGAGCTGAATACCGCCGCCAAGGCCGCTGAAGACTTTGCGGACGAGGTGCGGCCGTGAACAAGATCTTTCATATCGTGAACGGATCGTTCCATGCGAACCTTGATCCGGGGCATATACACGAAATGCTGCTGCCAAACTGGCGTAAGATGGTCAGGCTGGCGGTCGCAGACTGGCGTAATGAGGATACCCTGCGGGAGCTGAATGACTGGTTTAAGCAGAGGACTCAAGACGCCCAGCAGGAGTGGAAAACCGCTTCACAGGTATATGTGAACGGCTGGAAAGACCCGAAAAATCATGGTCGTGAGGTAATCAGCGAAAACCGTCGCCTTACCACAGCGGTAAAGGCCGCTAAGCGGTATTATGAGCGCTTGTGCAAGATGCAGGCAATTCTCACGGAAGCGCAGAAACCGTGAATTACAACCAAAGTTACATTACAAAACCATTCATACTAATTTAGAATTACGGAGGAATTTACTATGTCTACTAATCAGCCGACCAAGGTTATCACCGGCAAGTGCCGCCTGTCTTACTCTCATGTATGGGATGCTGTCAGCATTGACGGCAACTCTGATCCGAAGTTTGGCGCGTGCATCATTATCCCCAAGAACGACAAGGTGACCATTAAGAAGGTCAATGCCGCTATCCAGGCTGCCATCATGGAGGGCATTAAGTCTAAGTGGAAGGGCAAGAAGCCGGTCAACCTCAAGCTGCCGCTGCGTGACGGTGACGAGGAGCGCCCGGACGATGAGGCGTTTGCAGGCTGTTACTTCCTGAACGCCAACAGTAAGACCCGCCCGGGTATCATCGACCTGGCAAAGCACGAGATTATGGACACCTCGGAGGTTTACAGCGGTTGCTTCTGCCGTTTCTCCATCAACTTCTATCCGTTCTCGACCTCGGGCAACAACGGTGTAGCCGCCGGTCTGAATAATATTCAGAAGGTTGCAGACGGTACGCCGCTGGGCGGCCGCAGCCGCGCTGAGGACGACTTCGACGACGATTACGAGGGTGACGAGGATTTCGGCGATCTCGAGTAAGCAATTAACCGAACCCCGCTGCTGCAAAGGCGGCGGGGTTCTTATCATTATAATTCGTTTGAGCTGTTTTAAGCTCTGGTTTGAGAGGAGAATTTCGTTTGAGCCGATCGAACTTTTTTTGAAGTAGGAGGGGCATTATGCAAGCAATCCGTAAAAAGCCCGGCTGCGAGCCGGAGCTGATCGACATCGACAACACGCTGGCAGCCTTGCAGCAGGAGGTCGGCGGGTACATCGAAACCGTAAGCATTGCCGATGTTGTTATCGTCTGCAACGAGGAGGGCCGTCTGTGCGGTCTGCCGTACAACTGCCGATTCGTCGGCGTGGATTTCGTCGGCACGATCCTCGTGGTCGGCCGTAACAAGGACGAGTTCTGCGATGTGCCGGAGGCTGACTTCCTGATGTATCATCTGCGGGAGGAGGACAAGAAATGAACGATTTCAGTGGCCCGGTAGATAAGAAAACAGCGAAAACCCTGCTGAAACTATGCAGGAAGACCATTCCGGTTATGACGCTGATGGACGCATACACCATTCAGGCCATTCTGCACGGCGCGGAACGGCGCGCCAAAGAGAGGGAGGCTGACCATGGCAAAGACTAAGAACAAGCGCTCCGGCAAGCCGCGCGGCATGAACTATGCGGATATGCTGGCGCGCAAGCGCATGATCCGTGAGGCAGTACAGGAGGCGGCAGACGATGCCACCGTGCAGCTGCGTGCGGATATGGCAACACAGAAAGCACTCTGGCTGGCGGTCTGCTCGGTGGCCGATGCCTACGGTTTCGGACCGGAGCGCATGAAGAAGTTTTTTATTGCACTCCAGGAAAACAATGACGAGATCACGCGCATGGAGAAAGAGGTTGATACCGATTATGCCTACGAAAAGCTGCGGCTTAAAGCTGAGCGTGTAACCGGTATGAAGATTGAGTATCTGTATGAGCATGAAGCACAGGAGAATGAGAGCTGATTATGGCAAAGATTATGGCTGTTGATATAGAAACCTATTCCAGCGTTGATCTGGTCGCTTCTGGTGTCCGCCCGTACAGTGAGGCGGACGACTTTGAGATCCTGCTCATTGCTTATAAGGTAGACGATGAGCCGACACAAGTGATAGATCTGGCTGGTGGCGATAAGTTGCCCGGTGTTACGAAGTTCACTGCGTTACTGCTTGACCCGGATGTGCTCAAGACTGCGTACAACGCAGCATTTGAGCGTACCTGTCTGGCTCGCTGGTTCCAGTCGCCAATGCCGCCGGAGCAGTGGAGCTGTACCATGGTGCTGGCCTCTAATCTCGGTCTGCCGGGTACGCTGGCCGGAGCTGGTGCCGCATTGGGACTGGACAAGCAGAAGATGACTGAGGGCAAGGAGCTGATTCAGTATTTCTGCAAGCCGTGCCGACCGACCAAGACCAACGGTGGCCGTACCCGCAATCTTCCGAGTGATGCACCGGAAAAGTGGGAGCTGTTCAAGAAATACAATATCCGCGATGTTGATGTCGAGGTGGACATTCGGCAGCGGCTTTCCGGCTTTTTCATTCCGGAGGCCGAACGGCTGGCATGGCAGCATGACCAGCATATCAATGACCTGGGAGTTCGCGTGGATCAGGTACTCATGCACCAAGCGCAGGAACTCAGTAACCAGTACAATACCCGCTTGATGGACGAGGCGAAAGACCTTACCGGACTGGATAACCCGAAAAGTGCACCGCAGGTCAAGCGCTGGCTGCTGGAACACGAGGGTATCGAGGTGCCGAGCCTCAACAAGGAAGCCATGCCGGAGCTGATGCAGCAGGTGAAAAGCCCGGAGGCACGCCGTATGCTGACGATCCGGTCGGAGCTGTCTAAGACATCTGTCACCAAGTACGAGGCGATGGAGCGTGGCTTGTGTCATGACGGCCGCGTGCACAATCTGCTCCAGTTTTACGGAGCCAACCGCACAGGCCGCTGGGCGGGTCGCCTGGTACAGGTGCAGAACCTGCCGCAGAACAAGCTCAAAGATCTGGAACTGGCGCGTGAGCTGGTGCGGGACGGCGAGTTTGAACTGCTGGAAATGGCGTTCGGTTCGCCGCCGTTCGTCCTGTCGCAGCTGATCCGTACGACCTTTATCCCGTCCGAGGGCTGCCGCTTTATCGTTGCCGATTACAGCGCCATTGAGGCGCGTGTGATTGCGTGGCTGGCAGGTGAGCCGTGGGTGCTGGAGGAATTCAAGGGCGACGGCCTGATCTACGAGGCAACTGCCGCGATGATGTTCCATAAGGTCAAGAACGATATAAAAAAAGGCGGTCCGCACGCGGATCTCCGTCCGAAAGGCAAGGTCGCTACGCTGGCCTGCGGCTATCAGGGCGGTGTCGGTGCGCTGAAACGCATGGGCGCGCTGGAAAGCGGTATTCCGGAGGAGGAACTTCCAGGTATCGTCAATCGCTGGCGCCGTGCTAACCCGCATATTGTCCGGTTCTGGTATGATGTTGAGAATGCCGCGATCCGTGCGGTACAGGGCGAGCGAGTGGCACTCAGGCATGGCCTCAAGTTTTTCTGTGAACGAGGATACCTGTTCATTCAGCTGCCGTCGGGCCGCAGACTGGCGTATTTTCAGCCGCGCTTAGAGCCGGAACCGAAGTTCAATAAAGAGGGGATCACCTACATGGGCGTCGATCAGGAGAAGAAAACATGGTCGCGCCAGAAGACTTACGGCGGCAAGTTGGTGGAGAACATTGTGCAGGCAACTGCGCGTGACTGCCTGCGTGATACCATGCGGGCACTGTGGGAAGTTGGCTATGAGATTGTGTTTCACGTTCACGATGAGGTCATCATTGACGCACCGAAGGGGCAGGGTTCCTTGGAAGATGTGTTGGAGATCATGGGACACAGTCCGCGCTGGGCGTTCGGTCTGCCGCTCAAAGCAGCCGGTTTTGAAGCACCGTTTTACATGAAGGACTAAGGAGGGATTATGTGAAAGTGCAATATGACGGTCCTGTTACGCTGGCGGTCGGTTCGTCCCGTACCGCCGCGCACTGGAAAAACAAGACCATGCAGTGGAGCGCATTTCTGAACACGATCCAGACTACTACGCAGACCCGCGAAACGCTAGCCGAGTATCTGAAGCTGCCGAAAAGCAAGCAGGATGCTATTAAGGACGTTGGCGGTTTTGTAGGCGGCTGGCTCAAACAGGGGCGGCGTAAGGCGGAGAACCTGGAACACCGTTCCATGCTCACGCTGGACGCTGATTTTGCCACTATGGACTTGCTGGAAAGCCTGTCTATGTTCTACGGCTGCGCTGCTGCTGTTTACTCAACCCATAAGCACTGTACAGATACGCCGCGCCTGCGCCTGATCGTGCCGCTGACCCGACAGCTGTCCGGTGACGAATATCAGGCGGTTGCCCGTATGTTGGCGAACGACCTGGGGATGGATCTGTTTGACGATACGACTTATCAGCCGACCCGTCTTATGTACTGGCCGAGCACTCCGGTCGATCAGCAGTATTACTTCGACTGTACAGATGGCCCATGGCTGAATCCCGATACACTGCTGGCGCGGTATCCGGACTGGCGCGATACGTCTTACTGGCCGGAAAGCAGCCGCGCAGCCAATGTTCGGCACACGGCGGCAAAGCATCAGGGTGATCCGACTGCAAAGCCGGGTGTCGTGGGCGCGTTCTGCCGTACTTATAACGTGGAGCAGGCGATTGAACGCTTTCTGCCGGATCGCTATACCGCCTGCGAAATGGAAGGACGCTACACTTACGTTGGCGGCTCGACCTCGGCCGGACTGGTTATCTATGACGGCGGTCTGTTTGCCTATTCCAATCACGCGACCGATCCAGTCAGCGGCCGCCTGTGCAATGCCTTTGATCTGGTTCGTTTGCATCTGTACGGAGAACAGGACAGCGAGGCTGCCGAGGGTACACCGGTGAATAAGCTGCCGTCCTATGCGGCTATGGTCGAGCTGGCACGCACGGACGAGGCTGTCAAGCTGACCAGTGCTCGTGAACGGCTTGACCAGGCACGCGGCGACTTTGATATTCCCGATGAGGACCAGACCGATGATACATGGATCGCACAGCTAGAAGTAGACAAGCGCGATGTTCCGATGCAGACCATTCAGAACGCCTACATTATCCTTTCCAACGACCCACTGCTGAAAGGCACACTTGCCTATAACTGTTTCAAAGACCGTATCGTCGCGATTCAGGACCTGCCGTGGAAAGAGGTGCAGGACACCGTGAATGGCGACGCATGGACGGATGCTGACGACAGCGAACTCCGCCGGTACATGGAGCTGGCCTATCGCATTACCGGCAAGGAGCGCATCATGGATGCAGTGAGCGGTGTTGCTCGTGCTAACACGATCCACCCTGTTCGCAGCTTTCTCAAGGGGCTGGAGTGGGACGGCGTAGAGCGGCTGGACACGCTGCTGATTGATTATCTGGGCGCCGAGGATACGCCGTACATTCGCGCAGTTACGCGCAAGGCGTTCACAGCTGCGGTAGCGCGTATCGTGAATCCGGGCTGTAAATTCGACTATGTGCTCACACTGGCCGGTCCGCAGGGGCGAGGCAAGTCCACACTCATCAATAAAATGTCGTGCGGGTGGTATACGGACAGCTTGGCAGGTATCGGCACCAAGGAAGCCTACGAGGGTATTCAGGGTTTCTGGCTTGTGGAGCTGGGGGAACTGGCAGCCATGAAGAAGACAGAGATTGAAGTCACAAAGAACTTTATCTCTAAGCAGGTGGACAGCTACCGCGCACCATACGGTCGCCGCGTAGAGGATCACAAGCGTCAGTGTGTCTTTTTCGGCACGACCAACAGTGCGGCGTTTCTCCGTGATGATACAGGCAACCGCCGTTTCTGGCCAGTGCGTCTGGGTGATGAGCCGCCGGCGCGTACCGTTTGGAACGACCTGACGCCTGATATTGTCCATCAGCTGTGGGCGGAAGCGGTTATCCGCTACGAAGAGGGCGAGCTGCTGACCTTGACCGGCGAGCTGGAAGCTGCAGCCTGTGAGCAGCAGCGCGAGTTTACAGAGGACGACCCGCGTGCCGGTGAAGTTCAGCTGTATCTTGACCGCTTGCTGCCGGAGGACTGGGAGGACAGGGACAAGCTGGATCGCCGTGCTTGGCTTTCAGATGATTTCGGGACCGCCGAGGGCACGAAGCCTCGCATGACTGTATGCGTGGCCGAAGTCTGGAATGAATGTTTTAAGAGCGACATCGAGCGGTTGTCCAGGCAGGATAGTCAGGCGGTAGCAGCTATTTTACGGCGTATCCCTGGCTGGGTCGAGGAAAAAGGACGGCAGCGCTGCGGTATCTACGGACTTCAAAAGCGTTTTCGTCGCGTAGATGTAGACCCGTGATGTATCACAACGACTGCCGAAAAACCGTATTTTGTATCAGAATGTAACACAATCACAAAATCTTATGTATCACTTGTATCAAGGCTGTAACAGGTTATGTGATACACAAAAAAGTTAGACAGCGTCTATAGTTTTCGGTATCTGTATCACTTGTATCATATAAATTCTCTGGAAGTATAAAAGTAGTATATAGAGAGTATGAGCGCCCGCATAGCACGCCCACGTAGGCGTATAAGGGCAACAAGTGATACAGTGATACATGAGATACACAGGAGGCTATATGGAAAAAGACATCGAAAGCTATCTGCGTAAGCGGGTAACGGCAGCAGGCGGCCTTGCGTTGAAATTGGTTTGTCCCGGATTTACCGGAGTTCCGGATCGGCTTATCCTTTTCTCTGGCGGCCGTGTCTGCTTCGCGGAGTTAAAGGACACCGGTCAGAAACCGCGCAAGCGGCAGCTGCGTGTGCATGGTATGTTGCGGGATCTTGGCTTTACAGTTTATGTTCCCGACAGCAAGGCCGCCGTTGACAAGATGATGGAGGAGGTGGTGCCGAATGAAGTTCATACCCCATGAGTACCAGAAGTTCTGCGAGGACTTCCTGATGGACAAGCCAGCAGCAGGTCTTTTACTGGATATGGGCTTAGGCCCAGCAAGACGGTTATCACGCTGACCGCTGTTGCAGGCTGGTTGTACGACCGGTTTGAAGTCAACAAGGTTCTGGTGGTGGCGCCGCTTCGTGTGGCGGAGGACACATGGACCAAGGAAAGCGCAAAGTGGGATCACTTGCGGGGGCTTCGCGTGGTTCGCGTTCTGGGGAGTCAGGCGCAGCGGATCGGTGCCTTGGAAACCGATGCCGATATTTATTGCATCAACCGAGAGAATATCCCGTGGTTGGTAAAGTATTACGGCACAGAATGGCCGTTTGACGGCGTGGTTCTGGACGAGCTTTCCAGTTTCAAGAGCCCAAGTTCCAAGCGGTTCAAGGCGATGCGTAAGGTGCGGCCGCTTATCAAGCATATTGTCGGCCTGACTGGCACACCCAGTCCGAACGGCCTGATTGATCTGTGGGCGCAAATTTATCTGCTGGATCGGGGCAAGCGTTTGGGTCGAACGCTGACAGAATACCGCAACCGTTATTTCAATCCCGGCCGCCGGAATGGTTATGTCGTTTATGACTGGGTACCGAAGGACGGAGCAGAGGACGAGATATACCGCCGTATTTCCGATATTTGCATCAGCATGAAAGCCTGTGATTATCTGAAACTGCCCGAGCGGGTTGACGTAGTTCGCACTGTCAAGCTGGACGATGAAGCACAGACAGCTTATACCGAAATGGAAAAAGAGGCCGTGCTGGAACTTGGGCCAAACGAGATAGTCGATGCGGGTACCGCGGCTGTGGTTTCGGGCAAGCTGCTGCAAATCGCAAACGGAGCGGTGTATGACGAGAATGGCAAAACTCATATTATCCACGAGTCCAAATTGGACACCCTGGAAGATGTGATAGAGGCCGTCAACGGTCGGTCGGTGCTAGTGTTCTATGCGTATCAACATGATTTGGAACGAATCATGCAGCGTTTTCCACAGGCACGCAAGCTGGAGGGTTCGGCAGAGATTGATGCGTGGAACCGAGGAGAGATTCCAATTCTGCTGGCGCACCCTGCCGGAGCCGGTCATGGTCTTAACCTGCAAGCGGGCGGTAATCACATCGTATGGTTCGGCCTGACATGGTCGCTGGAGTTGTATCAGCAGGCGAACGCCCGCATTTATCGGCAGGGCGTAAAGGGAGAGCGGGTTACCATTACCCATTTGGTAGCCGAAGGCACTATTGACGAAGATGTTATGCGAGCGCTGGATGGCAAAGCAACTCGGCAAGATGCTTTGCTGGAAGCTGTTAAGGCTCGTGTAGAGAAATATCAATCGAACGGAAAGGAAATCACATGACAACTAAGGATTGGCTGAACCGCGGGTGGGCACTCGACCGCGAGATTACGGCTTTGGAGAGTGCCAAGCGCCGGGCATATGACCGCTGTGTGTCAGGCGTGGCATCGGTGAGCGGTGCACCGGGTGGCGGCGGTGCCTCAGACGGCGGCCTGAGCCGCTACGCCGACTTTGCCGCGCAGGTGGATGCCCAGATCGACAAGCTCATTGACATCAAGCAGGAGATTGCGGCGGTGATTGCCGAGGTGCCGGACACGACGCTGCGGACACTTCTCACAAAGCGGTACTTAAACTTTGAGAAGTGGGAGAAAATCGCGGTTGACCTGAATTATTCGTGGCGGCAGGTTATGCGCCTGCACGGTCAGGCGCTGCGCGCTGCGGAGCCGCTTATCGCAAACATGGCATAGGATGTCATGGTATGTCATATTGTTCCGTGCTATACTGGTATCATGAAGTTCAGCGGGAATGAAACTGAGATCCCGCGTTTCTCCTGCTTCATAGCATTGGAAACACCTCCGGAAAGGCACTCTTGGAAACAAGGGTGCTTTTTCGTGCCCGGATTTCAGAAAGGACGGTGAGCGCGTGGCAGGACTGACAAATAAACAGGAGGCCTTCGTGCTGGCGCTCATCGAGGGAAAGAGCCAGCGTGAGGCATACCGCAGCGCCTACAAGGCCGGACGCATGAAAGACGAAACGGTCGATCAGTGTGCGTGCCGGCTGCTGAAAAACCCCAAGGTTTCCGCAAGGTACGAGGAGTTGCAGGCAGCAGTGCGAGGAGAGGCGGAACAGCGCAGCGTTGCGACGGCGGCGGACGTGCTGGAAGAGCTGTCGAACGTCGGCATGGGGCGGGTCAAGTACCCGGCCTACGATATGTTCGGTAATGAGCATCAGCAGTTCCCGAGCGTTACGCAGCGCACCAAAGCGCTGGAGCTTCTCGGCAAGAACTACGGCCTGTTTACTGACAAGGTGAACATGAGCGGCGTGGTTCCTGTCGTAATCACCGGCGGTGATGAGCTTGAAGACTGACAAGCGGATCCTGCGCCTGCCGGAGATCGTCGGGCGCGGCTACGGCACGTTCTGGAATTTCAAGGGCCGCTATCGCGTGTGCAAGGGCAGCCGTGCCAGCAAGAAGAGCAAGACGACCGCACTCAACCAGATAGGCCGCATCATGGAGTACCCGGAAGCCAATCTGCTGGTCGTCCGCAAAACGTACCGCACGCTGAAGGACTCCTGCTTTGCCGAGCTCAAGTGGGCGATTCACCGGCTGGGCGTTGATGCATGGTGGGCGGTCAAGGAAAGCCCGCTTGAAATGACTTATCTGCCGACCGGTCAGAAGATCTACTTCCGAGGTCTGGACGATCCGCTTAAGGTGACGTCCATCACGGTTGACGTTGGTCAGCTGTGCTTCCTCTGGCTCGAGGAGGCCTACGAGGTCACCCGCGAAGAGGACTTCGATATGCTGGACGAATCCATTCGAGGCGAGAGTGCGCCGGGACTGTTCAAGCAGATTACGATCACGTTCAACCCGTGGAACGAGCACCACTGGCTGAAAAAGCGCTTTTTCGATGCGCCGCCGGATCCGGACATTCTCGCCATGACGACCAATTACACCTGCAACGAGTGGCTGGACGACGCAGACAAGCGCCTGTTCGAGCGTATGCGGCAGAACAATCCGCGGCGTTACCGTGTCGCCGGTCTGGGTGACTGGGGTATTGTGGACGGCCTGATCTTCGAGAACTGGGAAGAACGAGAGTTCGACATTGACGAGCTGCGCCGCAGGCTGGAACTTCACACCGTGTTCGGACTTGACTTCGGTTACACCAACGACCCGACCGCACTGTTCTGCGGTATGATCGACCGCGTGAGCCGCACGCTGTACGTTTTTGACGAGATGTACGAAAAGGGAATGTCCAACGAACGTATTGCGGAGCGCGTGGCTGCTATGGGCTACGCTAAAGAGCGCATCACGGCCGACAGCGCCGAACCGAAGTCCATCGACCGCCTGCGTGAGCTTGGCCTGTACCGCATTCGCGCGGCACGCAAGGGCAAAGACAGTATCGCCAACGGCATTGACTTTTTGCAGGACTACCGCATCATCGTGCATCCGCGCTGTGTGCACTTCATCACCGAGATTTCAAACTACACCTGGGACACCGACCGCTTCGGCAACAAGATCGGCAGACCCATTGACGACTTCAACCATCTTATGGATGCCATGCGCTACGCCTGCGAGGGCGATATGCGCGGCGCAACATTCAGTTTCGATTAAGGGAGGGACGAGCCATGTTCCAATTCGATCAGACATACGAGGACTATTTGCTGTCCCTCGGCAGAGAAAACACCGATCAGCGCATGACGGACGCGCAGTTCGTCGTGCAGGAGATTCACCGCTTCTGGCGCTCTAAACGCTGCCGCGACATGATGGACGGTGACTTGTACTATCACGGCAGGCACGCCATTCTTCACAAGCAGCGTACGGCTATCGGTGAGAACGGCGAGCTGATTACGCTGGATAATCTGCCGAACAGCCGCATTGTGGACAACCAGTTCCGTAAGCTGGTCGATCAGAAAGCCAACTATCTGGTCGGACAGCCATTCGTCATTCGTTCGGAAGATCAGGCGTTTGTGGACGCCCTGCGGCCGTACCTGCTGACAAAGAAGTTCGCACGGCTCATCAAGGCGGTCACCCGCGACGCGCTGTGCTGCGGCATCGGATGGCTGTTCCTGTATTACGATGAGAACGGCGCTCTGGCGTTTCGGCGGCTGCGCCCTTATGAAGTTATCCCTCTGTGGGCGGATGAGGAGCACACACGCCTTGACGCCGCCATCCGCGTATATGACATGACCGAGTACGTCGGCCTGACCGAGAAAATCGTGCACCGCGTGGAGGTGTACGATGATACCGGCATTCACTACTTCACGCTGTCCGGCGGCAGCCTGACACCGGTCGAGCCATTCTCCGCGCCGTACATCATGGCGGGAGAGCAGCCGTACAACTGGGAGCGCATCCCGCTGATCGCGTTCAAGTACAATGCAGACGAAACGCCGCTGCTGACGCGCTGCCGCTCCATGCAGGACGGCCTTAACGCCATCGAGAGCCAGTGGCAGGACCAGATGCAGGAGGATCCGCGCAACACCATCATGGTGCTGGTCAACTACGACGGCGAAAACCTCGGTGAGTTCCGCAGAAACCTTGCAACCTACGGTGCAGTTAAGGTTCGTTCGGACAGCTCGGGCGGCGGTGATGTGCGTACCCTGCAAATCGAGGTCAACGCCGAGAATTATCAGACGCTGGTCGCGCAGTTCAAAAAAGCGATTATCGAGAACTGCATGGGCTACGATGCCAAGGACGACCGCCTCGGCGGCAACGCGAACGAGATGAACATCAAGTCCATGTATTCGGACATCGAGCTGGATGCGAACGGCATGGAAACCGAATATCAGGCAGCGTTTGAGGAACTGATCTGGTTCATCACCTGCCATATTTCAAACACCGGCGGCGGAGATTTTGAAAATGAGCCGTATGAGTTGATTTTCAACCGCGACATTTTGATTTCTGAATCCTCGGCTATTGCAGACTGTCGGAACAGCATGGGCGTTATCAGTAACGAAACCATTGTGGCAAATCATCCGTGGGTCGATGATGTACAGGGCGAACTTGACCGTCTGGCGGCCGAGAAGGAAGCAAACCTTGATCTGTACGGCAGCTTTGGCCAGAACGTACCGCCGGATGATGAACCACCGGACGATAAGAACGAGTAAGGGAGGTGCGGCGCGTGCGCAATCGGGAATACTGGCAAAAACGCTTTTCGGCTGTGGAAGAAATGCGAAATAAGCGCGGCAGATTGACGGTTGACCAGATCGCGCCGCACTTTGACCGAGCACAGGCTACCATCGACAAGGAGATCCGCGTCTGGTACCAGCGGTTTGCAGATAACAACGGCATTTCGCTTGCGGAGGCCAAGAAGCTGCTGCGGCAGAACGAGCTTGACGAGCTGAAATGGGACATTGAGGAGTACATCAAGCGCGGGCAGGAAAACGCCGTGTCGCAGAAGTGGCTGAAAGAGCTGGAGAACGCCTCGGCAAAGTTTCACATCTCACGGTTGGAGGCGCTCAAGCTGCGGACGCAGAACGCTGCAGAAAACGCCTTTGTCGCCGAGCAGAACAGGCTGACCGAACGGCTCATGGACACATGGAAAGAGGACTACTACCACACCGCCTTTGAGGTACAGAAAGGCTTCTCTCTCGGCTTTGACGTTGCGCAGGTGGACGAAAACCGCGTAAACAAACTGCTGGATACACCGTGGACGGCGGACGGGCAGACATTCTCCGACCGCATCTGGAAGTCCAAGGCGCAGCTGCTCGACAGCGTGAGTTCCGAGCTGACACAGATGTGCATCCTCGGCAAAGCGCCCGATGATGCCATTGCCGCTATTGCAAAGCGCATGAACGTCGCCAAAAGTCAGGCCGGCCGGCTCGTGATGACCGAGAACGCTTATTTTGGTTCTGTCGCGCAGCAGCAGTGCTACAAGGACCTCGATGTTGAACAGTACCAGATCGTAGCTACGCTGGACAGCCGCACGTCCGACATCTGCCGCCACTTTGACGGTAAGGTGTTCGACATGAAGGACTACGAGCCGGGTGTTACCGCACCGCCGTTCCATGTGTACTGCCGCAGCTGCACTGTGCCGTATTTCGCGGATAACGACGAGAACGGTATGCGTGCCGCGAGGGACGAGAACGGTAAAACGTACTATGTGCCTGCAGATATGACGTATGAGGAATGGGCGCAGCGGTCGGTAAAGAGCGAGCGCGGCATTACGAATAAGCGCGCACCGAAAGAGAACGAATACCGCGTAAACTTCGATATAGTCAACGCGACTGGGTACATGAAGAAATTTCGCGGCATGACCGGCAATACCGTGGCTGATGAAAGTCTGTGCAAGTACGCGCGGGCAGCTCTGACGCACCGTGACGGTACCGCTAACGAAGATTTGTATATCATTTCGCGCAAGACGGGCAAGGTGTTGGGTAAAAATATTGCCGATGAAACAGAATTTGGAGTAGGCGTGAACGATGATATTCGCAAGGCTGTACAGAACAATCAAGGCGACTTGATTGGCATACATACGCATCCAGATGGAACGCCGCCGACAGGAAGCGATTTTGAGACTTCTGCTCGGCGAGGGTATGAACTGGGTGTCGCGGCCTGTGCTGACGGCAGCGTTTATGTATATAAGCACTCGGACCGACCTGTTACACAACGATTTATTGACGAAACAATCGAAAAGTATAAAAAACGGGTTGACAGCGATGGCAAACGGGTATACCATTCAGATATAGAAGCACATCTGGCTGCTTTAGACCAACTTGCAAAGGAGTACGGGCTTTATTATGAAAAGAGATAAGAAGGCTGTGAAAAAAAAGCAATACCGCCCAGGCGATCTCTACTATGACGGCCCGGTTGTAGATTCCGGCCGCACGATAGAGGAGATTGACGCGGAAATCGAACGCGAAAAAGAACGCATGGCGCATATGGAATGGCCGCCTAAGTACAACGGAGAATAACCACCAAAGAGCGATCTGCGGTGGTTTTTTCATACCCAAAACTGCATACCAAACGCTTTGCCAACCGGTGAGGCGTTTTTCTTTTGCCGGCATAGCTCAGAGGCAGAGCAGGGCGCTTTTAACGCACAGGTCGGGATTTCAAAATTCCCTGCCGGCACCACTTCGGCGCTTTGGCATTTCCGCCGCAAACCGAAAGACCGCAAACACCGGACTGAACCGGGATATCAAATGTGAAAGGAAGAAAAGACCATGAAAAAAGAAGAACTGATGAAACTGGACGGCATGACTGACGCACTGGCGGCTGCTGTGCTGAATCTCGCCAAGGGTGATACCGAGGGCATGATTCCCAAGGGACGCCTTGATGAAGTGATTGCAGAGCGCGACAACGCCCGTAAGGAGCATGCCAATGTGCTGAAGGAACTCGGTGCGCTTCAGAAGGAAACTGGTGATGCTGCCGACCTGCGCGACAAGATCAAGTCGCTCGAGGACGCAGCCAAGGAGAGCCAGAAGCAGCATGATGCCGAGATCCGCACCCTCAAGGTGGACAACGCAGTAAACTCTGCGCTGCTGGGTTCGGGTGCGCGGAACGTCAAGGCGGCCAAGGCCCTGCTGAACCTCGATAAGGCCGAGCTGGCCGAGGACGGCACTGTCAAGGGTCTGGCAGACCAGATCAAGACGCTCCAGACCGCCGAGGACAGCAAGTTCCTGTTCGGTTCTTCTACGCCCAAACTCAAGGGTGCCAAGGCGGGCGAGAGCGGCGACGATGACGGCAGCCATCAGGTAGACACCTCCAAGATGACCTACACGGAGCTGGCCGCTTACATGGCGGAGCACCCCGACGAAAAAATCAACTGATGAAAGGAAAGTGAAATCGAAATGGCTGAAACCAAGTTTGACAGCAAATCTTTCAACCCGCAGGCGTTCGGTGCGTATGTAAACCGTATTCCGAACACTACCAAGACCGAGCTGGCGAAGTCCGGCGCAGTCGGCGCGAACGAGCAGGCACGCGGTGCCCTCTCTAATCAGACTGGTGCACTGTATGCACGAGTACCGTACTTTGGTCGTATCTCCGGTAAGACCAGCCAGAACAACGACGGTGCGACCAACATCAACAGCACTGCAACCACTACCTACGAGCAGGGCTTCGTTGTTGCCCGCCGTATGGACGCATGGACCGAGCGCAACTTCTCGACCAACATTACCGCAGGTGTGAACTTCATGGACAACGTAGCCGCGCAGATTGCGGACTACAAGATGGAGGTCAAGCAGGCTATGCTGCTGGCGATCCTGTCCGGTGTGTTCTCTATGAGCACCTCTGCCGGCACCGCCATCCAGAAGAGTGCCGCAAAGGAGTTCCTTGCGGGCCATGTGTACGACATTACCGGCAAGACCGGCGATGAGGCTATGGTCGGCGCAGCCACTCTGAATGCAGCGATGCAGCAGGCGTGCGGCGATAACAAGTCCATCTTCAAGCTGGTCATCATGCACAGCGCAGTGGCAACGAACCTTGAGAACCTGCGCCTGCTCAAGTACATGACCTACACCGACGAGGACGGCATTCAGCGCGATCTGTCGCTCGGCACCTGGAACGGCCGTCTGGTTCTTGTGGATGACGGTATGCCGACCGAGGCTGTTGCGGCGGATTCCGGCAAGGGCACCGCTGCGTACACCAAGTATACTACCTACGTTCTCGGTGAAGGCTCCATCATTCTGGATGACATCGGCGATGCTGTACCGTATGAGATGAGCCGTGATCCCAAGACCAACGGCGGTCAGGATACGCTGTATGTCCGTGACGGCTTTATCTGTGGCGTTGCTGGCCTGTCTTTCGAGAAGCCTGCATCCATCACCGCATCTGCTACCAACACTGATCTGTCCACCGGTGCAAACTGGTCTGTCATCAACGACGGCACCAACGCAATCCCGCACAAGTCTATCGCGCTGGCAAAGATCGTTTCCAAGGGTTAAAGCTATGGACGGTATTCTGGACAGCGTATTAAAGCGGCTCGCGTCGTTCGGCTGCACTGCTCCTGATGAATGGGCGGTGCAGTTCTGCATCGAAAAGGTGGAGAACCACATCAAGAACCAGATTAATCGCACGGAAATTCCGGCAGAGCTTACTGAAGTATGGGTAGACCGTACCTGTGGCGGGTATCTCAGTGCGGCGTATGCGTCCGGCAAGCTGGAGCTGGAAAGCCTTGACCTGACAAACGCTGTCCAGTCGGTGAGCGAGGGTGACACGAGCGTCACCTTTGCCGCCGATGCCTCGGACAGCGCACGTCTGTCTGTGCTGATCAGCAGTCTGCTGACCGCGGGAGAGGAGGATCTGTTATGCTTCCGAAAACTGCGGTGGTAAGTGTCCGTAAGACACTGGAGCGCGGCTACACAGGTACGTTCACCGTCACTGAGCGCAAGAAAGTCGTGCGTGAGGATCACAGCACCGGCTTCGCTGAGGCACAGACGGTCACAGAGCAGCCCTGCCGGCTGTCGTTCACGACCTCGCCTGCGGCGGGTGACGGCGACACAGCAGCGCTCACGCAGAGCGTCAAGCTGTTCTGCGCGCCTGAGGTAAATATACCCGAGGGCTCGCGCCTTACAGTTACGCAGAACGGCGTGACCGGCGACTACGCCCGTTCCGGTATGGCGGCTCTGTACGATACCCACGCCGAGTATGTACTCGAAGCATTTCGGGGGTGGGCGTAATGGCACGATCAAGCGTGAGCATGAATTACGACGGTCTGCGCCGATTGCAGGAACAGCTTGCAAAGATCGACCGGACGGATGAATTTTTCAATGCCTGCGCCAAGGAGTTGGCTGCCAGATTGCTGGCGAAAGCGATCAAGCGCACGCCTGTCGGCGACTATCCGAAAAGCACCGGCAAGACCGGCGGCACACTGCGGCGCGGTTGGACAGCAGGGCAGAATTCTAACGCCAGAGCATACGCGGAAAGTCTGTCGGTACATCGTGTTGGAACTGATTTTGTTATCGACATTATCAATCCTGTTGAATATGCGTCTTATGTGGAGTATGGACACCGTACATCCAATCACAAGGACTGGGTGGAAGGTAAGTTCATGCTGACACTCAGCTCAAAAGAGGTGCAGGACATGTCGCCGCCTATTCTCGAACGCAAGCTGGCGGACTATCTGCGGAGGTGTTTCAGTTGACCATTGGAGCAATCACAAGCGCGGTTTCGACCGCTGTTTACAACGCTTTCGGTGATGGGTACGAGATTTATACTGACCGCGTGACACAGGGACTACATGAACCGTGTTTTCTGGTTTCGTGTCTGTCCGGTACACGCAATGTAGACCTCGGCAGAAGATACGCACGAACTGCTCAGTTTTCTGTGCAGTATTTTCCGAAAGTCGAGGGCGACAGCACGGAAATCAACAGCGCCTTTGAGAAGCTGCTGGAAGCATTGGAAGCCATCGAGGCGGACGGCTGCCTGCTGCACGGCAAGGACGTTGCCGGCACGCCGCATGACGGTATGCTGACCGTTACCGCAATCTACGACGGCTTCGTGCTGCGGGAGGAAGCCCTGCCGGATATGGATTCCCTGACCACGCAGACGAACGCAAAGGAGTAACTATGACCAGAAAAACCAAGAACGAACCGCGGTTCTCTCGGAATGCGCTGCTGTATTCCGAGCTGTTCCGGCACGAACGTGACCTCATCTGTGCGCTGATCGCGTCGGACGAGTATTGCACCGTGCAGGAAGTGCAGGACCGCATCAACAAATACAAGAAAGGAAAGGTGACCTGATATGGCACTTGGCGGCGGTATTTTTACCACGCAGAACAAGGTGCTGCCTGGCAGCTACATCAATTTCGTGTCGGCGAGCAAGGCAAGCGCCAACCTCAGTGACCGCGGCATTGCAACTATGCCGCTTGAACTGGACTGGGGTACTGACAATGCTGTATTTGAAGTAACCCCTGCGGACTTTCAGAAGAACAGCCTTGCCATTTTCGGCTATCCGTTCACCCACGACAAGCTGAAGGGTTTGCGTGAGGTGATGGACAAGGTGCGCACGCTGTACGCCTACAAGCTGACCAGCGCAGGCGCAAAGGCGGCGAACACCTACGCTACGGCGAAGTGCTGCGGTGTACGCGGCAACGACCTCAAAGTCGTGATCGGCGCGAATGTAGACGCACCGGAGAAGTTTGACGTCAGCCTGTATCTTGGCACGACCCTTGTTGACACACAGACCGGCGTTGCAAAGGCGGCAGACCTCGTAGACAATGACTACGTTATCTGGAAGGATTCTGCATCGCTTGCCGAAACGGCGGGTACGGCGCTTTCTGGCGGCACGAACGGTACTGTTGACGGTACGGCCCACCAGAAATATCTGGACAAGATTGAGCCGTACACCTACAACACGATGGGCGTTATCACGACCGACGAAACCACCAAGTCCTTGTATGCAGCGTTTGTAAAGCGTATGCGTGAGGACGTCGGTGCGAAGTTCCAGTGCGTGCTGTACGGCAAGGCAGCCGATTATGAGGGTGTTATCAACGTCAAGAATCGCGTAACCGACGAGGGCGCAGACGAAGCCTCTCTCGTGTACTGGGTAACCGGCGCCGAGGCAGCGTGTGCGATCAACAAGAGCCTGCTGAATGTCAAGTATGACGGCGCTTACACCGTGGACACCGATTACAAGCAGAGTGAGCTGGAAACCTTCATTAGATCCGGCGTATTTGCGATGCACAACGTATCCGGCGAAACTCGCGTGCTCTCGGACATCAACAGCTTTGTGTCCGACACCGAGGGCAAGAGCAAGGAAATCTTCGGTGACAACCAGTGTATCCGCGTTATGGATCAGATCGCAAACGACATTGCAGTGCTGTTCAATACGCGCTATCTGGGCAAGGTGCCGAATGATGCAAGCGGTCGCGTATCGCTCTGGAACGACATCGTAAAGCATCACCAGCAGCTCGAGGATTTGCGGGCTATCGAGAATTTCTCGGCGGACGATGTGCAGGTCGAGCAGGGCGATGTCAAGAACAGCGTTGCTGTGCAGGATGCCGTTACCATCGTATGTGCGATGGCCAAGCTGTACATGACCGTCACCGTATCGTAAAGGAGGGAACAAGGTATGGCTTATATGCCTGCAAATGATGCGCCGTCCGCCAAGCTGGCGACGGCCTACGTCACCATTGACGGCAACCGTTACGCCTGCCTGATGGCAAAGAGCTTTGAGGGCAAGATGAACGTGGAGACCAAGGAAGTACCGGCTCTGGGACGCACTGTAAAGGGCGTGAAGGCGGTTGGCGCGAGCATCAAATTCTCCATGGTCGTCTACAAGGTGACGGAGATCTTCGACGAGCTGATGGAGCGCTACAAGAACACCGGTCTGCTGCCGACGTTCGACATTCAGACCACAAACGAAGACCCGGCAACGTCCATCGGTCGCTCGACCAAGATCTACACCGACTGCGTGATCGACGGCGATGTGCTGCTGAGTATGTTTGATGCCGACGGCGATTTTGTTGAACAGACCATCGAGGGCTACGCACAGGATTTCAGCCGTCCGGAGAAGTACACCAACCCGTCTTATATGTAAAACCCGATATACCCCTGTCTAACCGGATAGGGGTATTTTTATGGAGAAAGGAACCGATATGTCGAATTTCAGCGCTTTTATGAAAAGCAACAAGAAGCAGCGCTCGAACGAGCTTTACGCCGCTACAAAGTCCCTGACCGACGGAAACGGTGTACCGCTGCTGTGGGAGCTGCGCCCGGTCACCACCCGTGAGAATGAGGCAATCCGCGAGCAGTGCACCACCGAGGTGCAGGTGCCGGGCAAGCCGGGTATGTACCGTCAGCGCGTCGATACCTCGGAGTACCAGGCAAAGCTGATGGCGGCGGCTGTCGTTACGCCTAATCTGAACGACGCAGAACTGCAGGACAGTTACGGTGTGATGAGCGCCGAGGAGCTGCTCAAGGAAATGCTGGACGATGCGGGCGAGTATACCGAGCTTGCTGTCAAGGTGCAGCAGATTTCCGGCTTTACCACTCTCGCAGAGGACGTTGAAGCGGTAAAAAACTGATCGAGGCAGAGGATACGGAAACGTGCTATGCGTTGTATGCTCTGCATCAGTTACACATATTGCCGTCTGATTTTCTTGCGCTGGACCAGAAAGACAAGGCGTTCATCATCGCTGCGGCACTGGAAAAGGTAAAGCAGGAAAAGGCAGAGATGGCAAAGATTAAGAATAAGAGGTGATTTCGTGGCGGGTATTACAACAGCGGTAAAACTGAATGACCAGATGACCGCACCGCTGCGGAACATTACAAACGCGGTCAATATGATGCTCTCCAGCTGGGAGAGTCTGGACAGTGCCACAGCCGGCGGTCTGGACATGGGCGACGTCGGCGCTATCCGCACGCAGCTGAATGAGGCAACGACTGCGCTGGATCAACTCGGAAACGAGCAGCAGGAGTTTAACAACCAAGTCGAACGTGGTTCTGATGCACTGGGTGGTATGGCGGGTAAACTTGCCGGTATGGTTGCAGGCTATCTTAGCTTGCAAGGCGCGATGAACACCGTTAAGAACGGCATTGACTACGCCTCCGACCTCGCTGAAGTGCAGAACGTCGTGGATGTGTCGTTCGGTAAATCGGCTGCTTCCATTAACGACTGGTCGCAGAAAGCACTTGAAGCCTATGGTTTGAACGAGGTTACCGCAAAACGCTATAACGGCACGCTCGGTGCGATGCTGAAATCTACCGGCGTTGCGGGTGACAGTGTTGTGGATATGTCGGAAAAGCTGACCGGTTTAGCCGGCGATATGGCATCGTTCTACAACCTCGACACCAACGCGGCGTTCGAGAAGATTCGCTCCGGTATTTCGGGCGAAACTGAACCGCTCAAACAGCTCGGCATCAATATGTCGGTTGCAAACCTCGAAGCCTACGCACTGTCGCAGGGTATCACGACCGCTTACGATAAAATGTCGCAGGCGGAGCAGACCATGCTGCGCTATAACTACCTGATGAGCGTCACCTCGGACGCGCAGGGCGACTTTGCGCGAACCTCGGACAGCTGGGCGAACCAGACACGACTGCTCGGCGAGAACTGGACGGAGTTTGTCGGCAAAATGGCGGCGAACCTGCTGCCGACGCTGACAGCGGGCGTTTCTGCACTAAATGACGTGATTCTGTGGATGTCCGAAAATACGGCGTTCATTACGCCAATCCTCGGCGCGATTACTACGGCTGTTGGATTGTATACGGCTGCTGTACTGGTCAATGCTGCCGCAAAGGGCGTATCTGCGATTGCATCTCAGCTGCACGCGGCAGCAGAAGCGCGAGCGGCGGCGCTGACATTCCGAGCAACAGTTGCGCAGTATGGCCTGAACACGGCGCTGCTGGCCTGTCCTATTACATGGATCGTTAGCGGCATTATCCTTGTTATCACGGCGATCTATTTAGTTGTCGCCGCCATTAACAAGGTCAAGGGTACGAGTATCAGTGCAACCGGCGTTATCTTCGGCGCATTTGCGACTCTTGGTGCTGCGATTATCAACACGGTAATCGGCGTGGTAAACGCAATCATTCAGATTGTCTGGGCTGGCGTTGAACCGTTCGTTGGAATCATTGAATGGATACTCAACGTAGCGAACGGCGGCTTCAACAGCTTCGGTGACGCTGTGAAGAACCTGATTGGTCAGATTATCTCGTGGTTCCTGTCGCTCGGCAAGGTAGTTACCAAGATTATTGATGCAATCTTCGGTACAAGCTGGACGGACGGCTTGAATAACCTGCAAAATCAGGTGCTTTCGTGGGGCAAAAACGATAAAGCCATCACGATTGACCGCACAGCACCGGCTATCAACACCCGCATTAAGTATTCGGATGCATGGAATAAAGGCTATAACATCGGCCAGGGTATCGAGGAGAAATTCAGTGCCGCGGATGCCTCCAATACAGATCTGGACGCATTGAACAATAACGTCGCTGCTATTGCAGCCAATACGGCAGATACCGCAGATGCGCTCAAGCTGTCAAGCGAGGACATTAGAATGCTTCGCAACATCGCGGAACGTCAGGAAATCAACAAGTACACGACCGCTGAGATCAAGGTGGAAATGGTCAACCACAACAACATCTCGAACGAGATGGATCTGGACGGCGTAGTCAATCTGCTGGAAGCTAAGGTCACCGAGGCGCTTGTCACTAGTGCGGAAGGAGTGCACATCTGATGTATGAATTTTATATGGATGGTGTGCGCCTTCCGGTCACGCCGAGTGCGCTGACCATCAAGATCAGCAACCAGAACAAGACCATCAACCTCATCAACGAGGGTCAGCGCAACATCATCAAGACACCCGGATTGAGCAAGTACAGCTTCAATGCGCTCCTGCCGAACAGGGAATACCCGTTTGCCTGTTACCCGAACGGCTACCAGCCGGCACAGTATTATATGTCACTGCTGGAAAAGCTCAAGCGCGAGTGCAAGCCATTTGAGTTTTTGGTCATCCGGACGGACGATGCAGGAAATCTGCTGATGACGAACGACCCGGACAAGCCGCTCATGGTATCGTTGGAAAGCTACGAACTGAGCGAGGATGCCGGTAGCTACGGCGTTGACGTAATGGCGAAAATTGAACTGCTGACTTATGTGGATGTCAAGACCAAGCTGATTGAGTTCAAAAAGAGCGAGAGCAGCAGCTCCTCCACCAAGAAGGCGACCGTCACGCAGAAGCGCGACACTACGACTGCACCGGCCGGTAAGACGTACACCGTCAAGTCCGGTGATACGCTGTGGGACATTGCCCGGGTGAAGCTGGGGAACGGTACTAAGTGGCAGTCTATCTATAATCTGAACAAGGCTGCCATTGAGGCCGCCGCCAAGAAGTACGGCAGATCGAGCAGCAGTAACGGCTGGTGGATCTACCCCGGCACCGTGCTCAAGCTGCCGAGTTAAGGAGGGGAGAACATGGGTAAATATGTTTGGCCGT